CTGCTTGAAGTTATCGAACACACGCCAGTAGTAGGAATTTTCAATAACATCAAAAAATCCATCAATGTTGTAACGAGTCATATTGATATCTCCAGTTGGTTGTCTAACACTATGGGACTATTGTACTAGAAAAGTTAGAAGTTGTCAAGTCTTTTTTACCATCCCGCCCGTTTCAAAATGTCTCTAGCATACTCCATATCTTCACCTACCAAACGACCACCCCATCGTCCACTGTCAATGTAATTCCAAATAAGACCCATCAGTCCACTATCCAACTTTTCCAAAAACCTCTGACCACTCTCACAGGCATACAACACCCAAGGACTTATCCTACCACCAGTGATGGCATACACAATAACATTGGGATTTCCATACCTCAAACAATCCTTGGGAACACCCTCAGTCCGTTCACCCCAATCAATAGACCACTCAATAGAACGAGCCAGAGCATCTGCCACAGGTTCAACCACCAAATACTCAACCAAAAACTCAGTGTACAACTTATCACTGGTCCAATAATCAATACCCTTGTTCTTCTTCAACAACCACTGAACGAATCCATTGGGATTGATAACCTTGACATCAACACAATACTGTCCAAATTTGGTAAACGCCTTGTAATAAGGACTCTTGATGTACTCGTCTACCGTCTTCTGTTTAGACCCGCGAGAGTTTATCTTGTAAAAGTGTGAATACGCATAGAACCCCAACCTTGGACCTGGTTCATTTCTGGAGTTGAATCGTCGTTTCTGTTCACACATATGCTTTTCAAAAGAAGAAGCACGTTTGAACTCACGACTACAAAAGTCACATACTAACTCGTCAGTTTCTATCATCCCAGTTCTTTTTTGATGTCAGTTACGTCCATGCCCATGTCTTTCGCCAACACCTTGAGGTCTTTGATATCATACATACTTGCCATTAGTTGAACGTCAGACATCTTCATACTAGGATACTGGTTGGCAAGAAACTTTTCTATCTTGTTATTGTTGGTTCCTTCTTTCTTTTTCGGTGCTATCCAATTGTGTCTAAATGTCCCCAACCCTGGACTAACAGTAGTAGCCATCAACCACTGAAGTTCTGGATGTTTGTGCATGGCAAAGAAATGCTTGTTCAACCTAGCATTACAACTCAGAACATAAAACTCTTGAAGGTCACTACTACCTTGAACCGATGACCCCCACCTGATCATCAAGAAATTGCTGAACTTCTTTCGTTCCTCGTCGGTGAGCTCACGGTAGAATGTCCGTTCCTTACGATCAAATACGGACATTTCATGTTGAATTGTTAGTCGGTTGCTCATTTTCATCCATTGTTACGTCTGACGAAGTTGACTGTTCTATTGAGATCATTTCTCAGTCTGGAGTTGCTCTTTCTGAGTTTTTCTATTTCAACACTCTGTTCTGAAACGATTTTTTCTAATTCCTGAACAGACCTTATCACCGTCTTGATCAGTTCTGTTTCTGAAATATCCTTGGGAAATTCTGTACGAATTTCGTCATCACTAGTTTTTGATGTGTACTGTCCCATTGTTATTACCAAGCGTGTTGATAGTTGACTATTTCTAAGTTTCTAGAAATCTCCTTGACAAAGTAAACACAGTCAGGTTCTGGTCCGTCACTCAATGGAACACACAACATCTGACCGTTCTTTAGTTTCGGAGAATACCAAGTGACCTCATTGTACACGTTTAGAATCTCTACCTCAAAAAATTTCGGACTAAAACTGGTGAGTGGATTGTAGGAAAATGCTTTGAACCCACGATCGTTCAACGACGTTAGCGGTAATACCTCTAAGTCACCCATCTCTGCTTCACCAATCAGAATCTGCCAATCAACTGGCATCTTGACGATATGTTTACCTACCTTCAGTACTAACGCCGGAGCGTTGAAACTTTCTAAGAAAATCAAAGGAATAAAGAAGTAATCAGGTGTCTGAGGATTACTATTGTCTAATATGGCAAATCTAAGGTCATCTACTTGGTCGGGTAAATGATCTAATTCAAATGCCTTGTTGAGGTCTAAATTTAATATTCGCAAAATACTCTCCCTGTTTATTCGTTATGTTATCATACATTGAAACCCTTGTCAAGCGGTATTTTACTTCCACTCTAATTTTTCTTGTGTGAAGTTGTATTGTGCCTCCTTGTAGAACGCTCGTCGTTTAGTCAAATGACGTTTAGAAAACTTACAAGTACTCGTGATATCATAGATAACCACATCATTCTTGTCCTGTGCTTTACGAAGTCCTCGACCAATAGACTGAATACATCTCACAAAACTCTTACCTGGTTCTATCAATACGATATTGAATAGTCTAGGAATATTGATACCTGTGCTGGCCACGCCATAGGTAGCAACAATCACCTTACCATCAGTACTAGAAATACTATCGTACTCCTCCTTACGAACCCCAGCCTTGGTAGCACCACTGACAAATACAGCTGACTCACCTATTAGTTCTACCAACTTCTTGCCAGCAGATACCCTATCTACCAATACCAAGGTGTTACCATCGTCCCGTATCTTGGTAATCACACCAGCTATCGTCGCTAACCGATCATCGTCGTCCAGCAAATACTTCAATTCTGATTGGTAGTTGAGGAAAACTCTGTGGTCAACTAACTGAACGATATTTACATGACAGTTGGCTAAATGTCCACCGGCCTGTAACTCAGAAGCACTCAACCGTCCGATAACATTACCAATGCTACAAAACAAACTCATGAACTCATACTGTTCTTTTGGAACAGTTCCAGTTACTCCCCATCTGATAGGGATATTACTCATTGGTCCTGTCAATAACGTCTTGAGCGCCTGTGCTTTTACACAATGTGCTTCGTCAACTATTACACAGACTACATCTTCAATAAACTCATAAATGGAGATTTCAGCAACACCATTTTTGGTGTTCTTCATCATATTATTTAAACTTTGCCATGTACAAATACTGTGAGTGTGACCTATCTCCTTACGGTCACCAAAGTAAACTCCAGTGTCTAACCTCATATTCTTGTAGTCTGCTTCAGTCTGTGTCACCAGAGTCTTGTTGGGAACGATAATAATAGTTCTTCCATACTTCTCTACAATAGAACTCAATGCTGCCGTGGTAATGGTATTATGATGAATAATACCATTTGCGTCAACGTATTGATGTGGATAATCTATTGCAATATCATAATATGAATTCTGTGCGTCATCAGTAATTGATGAGATTCGTTTTGCTTCACCAACAGTATCCACGTGGTCAGATACTGAGAACTTTGAGGCAAGTTTTTCTATTCCCTTTTCGTATAATATATGACCGTCTGCGCATTGTAGAATTTGAGAATCGTCGAATATTATCTTTTTTCCGGGCAAGTTGTCTTTTCTAATAATCTGATTTATTTTACTGAATCCGGTTGGAGTTCTGACGTGAATATTTAAGTTCGTAATATTGTACTCCTTGTTATTGAGTAACTTAACATTATTATACTTCTCTATCGCTTCAATAAGGGTACCCATACTCAATCTTAGATTTTTCATAATTTTTCATTAGTTGTTCAAAAGTAAAATCTGACCTACCGCCTTTTGATAGATTGTCCGCCCACCAAATAATCCTGAGATTTAAGGGGCAACCTATTATTTCAGGTCTTATTTGTCTTACAAATCCATCCTTGCGGGAGAAAACGTGATCTACGTGAAATTGACGATGTGCTATTTTTTCATATTGTGGATTTATCAAATCGTAGTAATTTCTAATAGAATAATTCGTAAAGAAGGATGTTTTTTCATAATAGATGATTTTATCTGACTTCAGGCACGGATCTATTATCAGACCCCTGCCGATCTTAGTCTGAGTCATCTTCGTCTTGCTGACTATCTGAAACTCATTATACCACTCAAGTCCATTTTTATCAATATGTTGTTGTCGCGTTCTTCCTTTAGATAGATTTATAGAGTTGATATCATCTCTGGAATAATAACTATTAATCCATCGATCAATTCTATCCTCAAACAGTATTTTGCCTAAGTCCTCGCCATATCGTTCAACATACCAGTCTAATCCATTGGTTGTCTGAATTTTCTTAATTCGTTCTCTTGCTTCCTCTTCGGTGTATCCTCTTTTCAGATAATATTCTACACATCTTACGGAATGATTCCGAGATCCTTTGGTAATTGATGATTTATCCGACTGTTGTTTTTGCCATTCTGACACCTTTCTTTTTGCATCTTCCACAGAATAGCCTTGATTAGTCCAAAATATTTCTCTTCCTGGGAATTTTGCTGTTTTTCTATCTACTATTTCATCAAGTAGTCGTTGTATCTGATTGTGATCGGAAATTAAACAGCGCAATCTCTCTTTCGTCCACGAGGTAGTCGCAGATACTCCGCATTTACATAATAACTTGACATAGAATGACTCTTGATTACTAAGTAATTTAAGGTCACTGCCACATGACAGACATTTATCTGTGTGAATGATCCAATCACTGTCACCACAATTGGTCCGACTGGCATATATTGGTATATTTTTATATCGTAAGATTTCCCATATATTGAGATTTAGTCCCAATCTAGAAATCATTGATATCCACATTTTTCTGGAATATTTGCCCACAAACTTTTCTATTTCCTCGTTCATCTGATCCTCTTAGTACGAAGTAGAGACAGGGTTACCCCGTCGCTGCTTCTTGAATACTTATCAAGTATTGATAAAAATCAGATTTTTCGTCAAGTAATATGTCAATCTCAGTATCAAAGGAAACACACTTTCCGAAACCTGTAGCTAACTCCTGAAGACACTGTGTGTCACCCAAGAACTTGTTGATAGCCTCTACCTGATGTTCTTTCAATAAAATTGGTTGACCAGCAATAGGATGTCCATCCGGCCAAGTAATATTGTCGAAGGATGTTTCACTTAGTGGGTCAAAGTTGAATGTCCGTCGATTGACTCTACGGTCATCAAGTTGAATATCGTAACCTTCACTATCTAAAATAGGCACGATTTCTGGTAGAAGGTTGATAAAGGTATTCCCACCAATGGTAAAGAAACACTCTTTACCATTCCATCTGCCTAGTCTAACAGCTGGTTGATATCTAGCACCTGGTATCTCATAACTGAACTTGCTGGATAACTTCTTTCTGGTAGTGAGTTCAAGATCAATGATCTTACAGTTGACCTCGTCTAATAATTGTATTGTACAGTATTTCATTCTAATAGTATGTCTGATATCTGATGTTTTGTCAAGTGATTTGTTCAATCATACCCACTTCATGATGAATGCCACTCTTGCCTTCTCGTTATGAAAACTCCATCCACTATTAGACTCCCAACTAATACCGTTAGACTCACAATGAACAAACCAACGATCATTGATTGATTTATCAGTTGGTTCAAGACGCCTGACACCAATATCATCTAACCATCGGTCATGAAACTGATAAAATGCCATCAGTTCTTCAAAGTTCAAAGGGATCAATTCATACCTCGTTCTAAAAGGGGGCCTGAGCCCCCCAAAGTCTATCAGTTCACCATACAAGTGGCTTTGGCATATGCTCTCCAGTTATCTGGTTTTACCTGAGTAAGATCAGCAATCTTCAGAGCCATTCTCAATGAAATCTCACGAAGATCACCCTTATTATGTTCCATGAATTCAATGATCTCATCTGCTTGTTCATCACTAAAATCATAGTCTTGGAACAGATCACCACTACGATGAATCTGCTTGATCCTCAAGAATTTCTCCCGTGTAGAATTCATGGTAAGATCAAGATAATGACACCGACTACGAAGAGCTTCCAAGTGGTCCTGAAGTTTCTTGCTCTTGACGTGTTCCATATTCAAGTTCGTGATGAATATGATTGACCCTTTGAAGTCAAATGATTCAGGAATACCTTCCCGACGAAGATGATAACTGTCACTGTTCCAACAAAGTCTCCGTCGCTTACCACTGTCAAGAGCAGCCTTCAGTAGGTTCAAACTCAAC